CGACTCGGATCAAGCGGACGACTATCTTGATGATGTTCAAGAGGGAGTAAAATTCCTCAATGAGTTACGCCCAACGGTGTTCACTTTAGGAAATCACGATGAGCGAGCTAAGAAGTATCTCAATCATCATAACGCTGTTGTAAGAGGATTTGCGGAGGCTGTATGGGAACGAATGGTTGAGCCTATTAACAAACACTGCCATACCTTTATTGAACACAATGATTGTCTTCAAAGATCATTCTATAAGTTGGGCGGTTTTAGTTGGGGACATGGAGTGTTGTACGGTGAAAACTTCATTCGTGATTCAGCCGAGACATTTGGTAACTGTGTTGTGGCTCATGCTCATCGAGCCGGTCAAGCGACTGGTCGCAACCAGTCAAATCCAATTGGCTTTTGTGTCGGAACGTTGGCAGACATTCCTTCAATGGATTACGCAGGAAAACGACGATCAACGTTAGCTTGGTCTCACGGGATCGTATTTGGAGAATACACAGACAACTCAGCGCAACTATACCTGCATCAATGGCCTCAGAACGAACAGAATTGGCATCTGCCGAGCTTTTAAAGCGGCTGAGGTCAGCAATCCAACATCAAGCAGAGAGCGTCCCAGAGGGATGGTTGACCGCAAACCAATGGTCTGATCTTTGGAAGCTGTCCCCTAACGCTGCTGGACTCGTACTCAACAAGTCAGTGAAACTCGGATTGATGGAAACCAAGAAGTTTCGTATCGACACCAAAACTCGCGGCAACTACCCAACACCACACTACAAGCCAATAGATGAAATACCTGTCAAAGACTAAGCCAACCGTTGAGGTTGAGTTTGTTGCCGAAGCTCAACTAAGGATCGGTGAGACCAAGAGGCTCTGCGTGATCTACCAGCGAGGAGAGGTCTTCTACGTTCGACCGAAGGCTGAGTTCTTCGATAAGTTTGTGCTGGACGAACCGCAGATCCAGACTTAGAAGTAAGCAGTCAGCGCAAGCCCTAGGAAGCGAGCGATGACATCCAAAAGAGAAACCATGTTCAACCAATTTCCCCCGTCCGTATCGTGTAACGTCGCGTTGTTTCTCCGCGAGTTCCTAGCACGATGCGTGACGGGGTTTTCTTTGGAGAATACATGAATGAGTTGGCACTTTTTGCAGGAGCGGGAGGAGGGATTTTGGGCGGATCACAACTTGGATGGCGCACCAGATGCGCTGTTGAGATTGATCCCTACGCTAGACAATGCTTATTGGCGCGACAGAGAGACGGATGTTTGGAGCGATTCCCAATATGGGACGACGTTAAAACATTCAATGGGAGCCACTGGAGAGGCTCAATCGATATCGTCAGCGGTGGATTTCCATGCCAAGACATATCCTCCGCTGGACGGGGGGGGGGGATTTCCGGTGAGAAAAGCGGATTATGGAAGCAGATGGCGCGAATTGTCGGTGAGGTACGACCTCGGTTCGTCTTTGTGGAAAACTCACCGCTGCTTGTGGTCCGAGGACTTGGAACCGTTATCGGTGATCTTTCCTCGATGGGGTATGATTCTCGGTGGTGTATTGTGGGAGCGCATCACGCAGGAGCCAATCACTTCAGAGACCGGATCTGGATATTGGCCGACTCCAACAGCGCACAACGCAAAGGAGGGAAACTATCCTGCGGAGAGAACGCGAAAGACTCCAACACTTGCTTCTCTGGTTGGTGGAAAGCTGAACCCAACGTGGGTCGAGTGGTTAATGGGCTGGCCGTTAGGCTGGACAGATCTCAATCCAATCAAGATGGAGGAACTGCTCCGTTGGAAAATAGCATTCCAGACAGACCAAAAAGGCTGCGAGCAATCGGAAACGGACAAGTCCCTGCCGCAATGATGATCGCTTGGAAAACCCTAACCCAAGACCTATGAACGAAGACAAGAAAACCCGTAAGGCTCCAGCCTTCCAGTTCTACGCTGACGACTTCTTAGCTGGAACGCTCGAAATGTCCCAAGAAGAAGTTGGTCAATATATCAGACTTCTCTGCCATCAATGGAACCGTGGTTCAATTCCGGTTGAAACCGAAAAGCAACAGCGGTTGACCGGCGGTTGCGTCTCGGTTGACGTATTGGTTAAGTTCCGGTTGTGCGAAGACGGTCTTCTCAGAAATGAAAGACTTGAGACAGTGAGAAGCGAAAAAGACCGATACTTACAGCAACAATCTCAAAAAGGCCGTAAATCCGCAGAATTAAGAAAGCTCGCTTCAACCGTAGTTCAACCGGATACCCAACCGGAATCCAACAGCGGTTCAACCACGGTTGAAATTCGGTTGCAACCGAAAGTCAACTCTCCATCTCCTTCTCCTACTCCTAATAAGAAAGATACAGCGGCTCCTAAGTCGCCATGGGAGGTTTCGTTCGGAGTTGAGCTACCGGAGAGCTTGCGAACCGATAGCTGTCTCCAAGCCGTTAAGCTTTGGCTTCAATACAAAGCCGAGAAGCGTGAAGGCTACAAGAAGACCGGACTCGCAGCATCACTGACCAAGTGGTCCCGAGAGTTTACCGCTGCTGACTTCCCGACTGTCGTCGAGAACTCAATCGCTTCTGGATGGAGAGGAATCTTCCCGAAGAAAGACTCTCAACCATCCCTTCCAATTGCATCTGCTCACAAGAAGCAGATTGACTGGAAGGATTCTCTGTGAACGACGCTTTCTTCGCTGAAGACGATGAGTTTGGACTCATTGGAGCTTGTCTTACCGGAACCCTAGACACTTGCGCTGACGCATTCGCTGAAGTTAAAAGCGAATGGATAGAGACCAACACGCTTAGAGACACATATGAGACGATTAGGTCTCTAAGCCTACAGAACCGCCAAATATCATTACCCGAGCTTGGTAAGGAATGGAAAAAGCTTAACGGCAATCAACCGATCCCGTTTGAAGACTGGAACAAAGCGATGGAAGTTTGCCCATCACCAGCCAATCTCCCGAACTACGTCAAAGGCATCACCGAAGCCGCTCATCGTCGCCAGCTACGATTGACCGGAGACCGCTTGATTCGCGAATCCGCTGTCTTGACCCTCCAACCGGATCAAATCGTCTCTAATGCCGAGTCTGGACTCAGCATTGAGCTATCCCGTGAGACACTCTCAACCTCAAAGCAAGTTGCCGGTACGTTCATTGACCAGATGCAGGAGAGGTTTGCTCGCAAAGGTACGTTGAGCGGGATCACGACTGGATTCTATCGGCTGGACCAGATGACTGATGGTTTGCAGTTGCGAGAGATGGCAATCATTGCTGCTCGTCCCTCTATCGGTAAAACCGCAATTGCCATTGCAATAGCAGAAGCCGCAGCAATACAAGCAAGAGTGCCAACCTTATTTATATCACTTGAGATGAGTAAGGAATCAATCTTCCGAAGATCAGTCGCTTCTATTGGTGGAGTGCCAATGCAAAACCTAAAAAGCGGTGATCTTTCCGAAGGTGATATGCGCTCGATGAGTGGAGCGTCTGCCAAGATTGCTTCTAGTCCGTTATGGTTCCTCGATGGATCTAGCTCTCAAAGCATTGCTTCAATCACCGCAAACATACGTCGAGCGGTGCGTAAGCATGGAGTAAAGCTGGTGATCATAGATTACCTTCAGAAGATTAAAGCCGCAGACCGAGCAGAGAAACGCACCTACGAGGTCGCAGAGGTCAGCGGTAAGCTCAAAGACATTGCTGTCCAAACCGGCGTTGCAATGTTGTGCTTAGCTCAGTTGAACCGAGAGAACGAGAAGGATAAAGGGAGACAGCCCAGACTGACCGATCTCGCTGACTCCGGTCAGATTGAGCGTGATGCCGACTGTGTCATGCTCTTAGACCGAGACCGCCGAGAGCCTAAAGGAGAAGCAACCATTGTGATCGCCAAGCAGCGCGACGGTGAGTGCGGACTGGTAAAACTCTTCTATGATGGGCAGTTTTGCCGGTTCTCTGAGTGCGGCATTGATACCTAAGTTTAAAAAACCCAACGACAGGTTGACTCCCCTAAACAATCCTGCCAACCTATCACCGGACTCAAGTCCAACATAAACACCATGATCACCGGCAAGATTGACGTAACTAAGGTAGACAAGACCCATCTGTTTAAAGGTAAGGCTGGAACGTATTTAGACATTGCTCTCATAACCAATAAGGCTGGACGCGACCAGTATGGTAACGATGGGATGATTGTTCAGTCTGTATCTAAGCAAGCCAGACAAGATGGACATAAAGGTCCAATCCTCGGTAACTATGTAAAGACCGAAGACCGTATGCCTCCAGCAATTACTAAGAAGGTATCCGCTACCGATCCTCTTGGGCCTGAAGACGACATTCCTTTTTGATATAACAACAACCATTTAATACCATGACAACACCAGCAGAGTTCTTTGAAGATACTAAGTCAGCAACTCCACGCTGTGACGCTGAGATTGAGAAGCTTAAAAAGCATTATCCGATACTAACGCTAACAGTTGTATTCGCATTAGCTCGCAAGCTTGAGATGGAGTTGATTCAATCCAATAACTCCATCGTTGATCTGCTCAACCAGATCGAAGCGATACAAGAAAAGAACCAAAAGTAATATGGGAGGCGTACAGAAATACCTTACTCGTCAAGTCCAAGACGGTGAGATCTCTAAGGATGATCTGCTTGAATCACAGAGCAAACTAAGCCTTTTAAATCAAGCACCTAAGCTTGTGCTAAGTGCTATTGCTAAAGGCTGGATGAAGTATCCCGATAAGCTTGAGACTATTACCGAGGAAGAAGAGACTGCTAAGTGGATTGATACCTACGACTGCGAGAGAGCCTATCACAACAGAGTTAAAGGCATGACATACCGTGAGATCGGTAAGCTAATGGGATGCGGTATGAATCGAGTGAGTGCCATCCTTCATCACGGTGAGAACATTGTGCTGCAAAGGAAGATGCAATCAATCGGTAAGACTATTGTATCAATACCAACCAAAGCTACTGTTCAAGAACATATCACTAACGCTAAGAGCAAGACCAAATCAAAGCAGTGATACACAACAGTATAACAAATTGTTTTATGCTACTAAGTATAACGCTTTGCCTACCTAATGCAATAATGTTAGGAGGCTCCCAGCTATGTCTAATACGCAGGTGATCGCGCGGGACCGATCAACTTGT